TTCCCAGTCACGATCGGGGAGGGGATCAAGTAAAACTGTTTAAGATGAACACGAAAAAAACAGCGACCTTGAAACAAGGTCGCTGTTGGAGAAAAAAATGATACACGTACCAGTCGCAGAATGTGAATCACTTCGTTGAATGATAGCATATTTGTTGATTTATGCTTTCAGTTGATTCGATTTGAGTATAACCTATTACGTAAAATAAAAATTACAGAGGTGCTAGCGCACCTCTGCTAGTTAAAGTATATGCTCCGCAGGTTTTAGTAAGGAAGCCTGAAATGTGTTCAGGCTTTTATGAGTGTCGCGTTCGATTTGCTACGCATTTTGTATTTTTATATTTGGTTTTTTACTTTTAATGGTTACTTTAATAGCTACAACAACAATAACTATAACAATAACTATTACCATAACCGCTGGAATAGTGAGAGCCTACCGCTATTTTCTTATGAGATACCCAACAAAAAATCCGATGGCACATAGGGCGATAAATGTAAGAGAACCAACAAGTATCCCTAATCCTATGCCTAAAAGCGAACCAGCCATTATCAATGTGCCGACATGATAACTAACATCTTTTCGAGTTTTCTTTCTACAATAAGGGCATATGGTTGCGCGGCTGTCTATTTCTTTGTAACAGTAAGGGCAATTAGCGACACTAATTTTTTCGGTTATTTTTTCTGGTTGAGTCGGTTTGATCCCCTTTTTACATATAGTACAAAATAATGCGTCTTTTGGATTTATTCCTTCACAGTGGGGACATAGAGCAATTTCGTTTGTATTTTTCATGGTAGTTCACAATTTGAAAAATTTTATTTTTGCCGATTTCCTTGACGTACCGTGCGGCACGTGGTAGCCTTCGTCCTAATCTGAATTTAGGAGGCTAATAATATGGCAAGGCAACCACGAATAAGTGTAACTGTCTCACTTGAAGTGCATGATTCTTTGCAGGAATACGCGGATAGTGCCAATCGGACATTATCTAATTATTGTTCGCTTGTTTTGGCTGAGCATTGCAAGACTATGTCTCTTCGTGATGTTGATGTTGATACAGTTGAGCTTGTTCATTCAGTTGTTGATAACTAAAAGCCTCGGCGGGCTGTCAACCTTACGCCGAGGCTTCTTTGTTTCTTACCTTAATAATCGAATAATTATTAAAGTAATTAGTGGGCGATACAAGACTTGAACTTGTGACCTCTACGATGTCAACGTAGCGGTCATAACGCCATAATTGCTACCATGGGTCGAATTGAAGTCCTGTGTTGCGGGCCGCCTTCTCGATTTCTTCCCAATTGATTTCGTCATAGTTTTGGGTGGATTCAAGCTTATCGTGATCTAGTAAAGCTTGTGTCATTTCAATACCTACTAGCTGGCGGCTTCGGTGAACCTTCGCGCCTCGTATTGCATATGATCGATGGTTAGGTAGATTGTATTGATCGCACTTACGGGCGATCATGTCACTGATTGTTTGTGTTTTGGCCGGGAGTGGTGTTTGCCCCCTTCTCCAACTGATTATGGCAAATTCTTCAGTTACTTTTCCTTTGTCTGGTCGCGCACTGTTCCATATGCGCCATATGTCTGCTGTTGGCTGTGTGAAGAAACGATCTCTATCTTCCGTCTTTCCAAACATAGTGAGCAGGTAAACTTGTTGCTGAGCATTAATTGCGTCGTTGATGGTTTTTGTACCTAATTTACAGAGTTCTCCTACACGGGCCCCGGTTTCATATAGAAACATCAGAATGAACAAGTCACGAATCATTAGTATTTGTGTGGCGTTGGGCGTTTTATTTATTTCTGGCTGACCGAATATGTTTTTGAAGATGATATTGTTCTTCTTTAGTTGTTTGGCTAGCACATTAATGAGTATTAGTGTGTTTTTGTCCACTTGGTCTAGCTTTTTTTTCTTATGTTGTCGGCGAGGCCGCTTTTTGATTCGCTTTATGTTGATTGCCAGATCGGTGTGAGTGAGTTCGTTTTCTTTAAGCCACGCACAGAATTGGCGAATGTCGCCGATTTTGGTACGCATTGTTTCAGCTGAGTATCGTCGCCAACAGGCTTCTATATAATCTTTGATTATGCTGGGGGTAGCTGAAAAAAAGTCTTCTGGCAAAGGTAAGTTACGCAAGTTGTACAACATGCGTGTAACGGTGTGGGGAGATAAGCCCATAATGTAGAGCTTGAATTCTAAGTATTTTTTTACAGTGATTAAATGGGGAGTTTTTTGAGGGTTAGCCAAAAACACCCGTAATTGTCGATCCATTTGTTTAGAGCATTGTTGGTTTTTGATGCCCTGCCATTAACACCCTCAAAAGTTAATGGTGGTTTTCATCAAGGGAGTGTGCCACGAACACACTCTCTTTTATTCTAAAAGTTTTTCGAGTTGGTTTCAATTAGAGTTTTGTTTGAGTGTTTCATATGGAGGAAATGTTTTATGCAGAAACCTATGTATTACGTCAGCTTGTTAGATGTAGCACAATTGTTTGAAGACCTGCCTTATCCAGAGTTGTTTTGCATGTTGGTGAAACGGGAACTACCTCATGTTGTGTTCAGCGTTGGCGAAGTTTCTTTGCGTTACTTGCTTTATGAGGATTTGCTTACGATAGTCAAGACGATTCAGGCGAAGGGTTACAGATTAAGGACTTCAGTGCAAGTTGCTAGGGGAAGACGCGATAAGATGTTTCTCCCTACCCCGATAAGGTATTCTTGTGCTGTCGCTTGAGAACATTGAATTTGTCCGATCATTGAAAGGCCCGGCCGCTAGCGTTTTTTTGGCCTTAATGTTGAGTGGTAGTTCAATGACAAAAAAAGAGTTGTGCTTAGCTACGAACTACACAGACAAGCCGGTAGCTGGTGCATTGGAGTTGCTGGCTTTGCGGGGGGTAGTTCAGAATCGGGGCGGGTATCAAGGTTGGGTGCTTAGTGATGGGGCTGTACAGCTACCGATGTTTACCAGCAGTCAGTTGACAAGTCCTTCTGTGGATAACTTTGTGGAAAAAGATCGGAAACTTTCCGACAAACCTAGTCTTACTACTACTACAAGTAATGATCTTTTAAAAGATAATGATAGTAGTAGTAGTAAAGTACAGTCACTGGATAAAGGTCGGAAACTTTCCGACAAATCTGATGAGTCTGACGAATTTGTGGATAAGTCTGTGGATAAGGACACAGTTCCAACGGGTTTGAGGGATTTACTTGTTTGGATGGGCGTGGGTGTCATGTCTCCCGCACTACAGCGATTATTGACCATTGATCATGTGACCTACAGTTATGTGTTGCCGTTTGCCTTGGATCGTGTGGCTCGGCTTTCGATGGTTAAGGGGAATCCATCTGCCCGTGATTTGTACGAAATGCGCTTGTCTGTTGGTTTGTATTTACGTCAGATTGAAGATTATGACGATCCCCCTCCCCTTCGATGTTCTAAGGGTGGCGATCATATTTACTACTTGGTAGACGAATGTGTGCCATGTATGTATAGGATTCAAAGGTGATTTATGTCCGTTCCTATGATTGATCAATTACGTGTTCAACGACAGGCTTTGTTGGAGGAGTTAATACCACTGTTAGGTCTTCGCTCACAGGGAGGTCAAGTGACACCGCCCGGTACAGTTGTACGAATATACGAGATTCAAGAAGCTATGAGAGAGTTGGACATGAAACTCCGCTTTGTGTCAGTGGCGTCACCTGTGGTGGTTTGTGTGGGTTGCCCTCAATGTACGCTCGGCTTCAAGCTAGTTTCTAATACCGATAATGTTTTGCTGAGCGAGGACGGTATCAGGTTGGTTTATGACGTTCGTTGTGCTTGGTGCAACAGGCATTTGTTGGCCGGGTTGGCATTGGAAATTGTAGAAGATTGTCGGGATATGCGTGTTTCTACAGAAAAACTTCAGTAGGAGGTATTTGCTTATGGTTACTTGTGGGGGCCTTAGTAGTTTGCTGTTCGTTTCAGTTGAACATTCAGCTGAAGAATGTAGCAGAGGCCAATCTTGATTTGATTGGCCTCTAGGGAAGTGATGAGTTCAGTCTTTGTGGCAAAAGGCTGAACACTGTGGCAGGGAGGATTATAACATAAATCCCCCTGCCCTATAGGTATATAGGTAAAGAGTTATGTCTACAGTTCTTAGTGTTATTAATAGTCCCGGCCGGGTAATTGCGGCTGTGCTGGCATTTGGTGTTTTCGTTTTTATAACGGGATTGAATGCTGTTTTTACATTTACATATGGTATGGATGTTGTTGGGGCTTTTTTGCTGACTTCGGCGTTGAGTGAATCAGCTAGCATGATAGTTTCCGGCGTGGTGTCTTTATTCTTTTTTGATGTTGCCTACCTAGTTGGCTTTATCGTCATCTTGATGGCGTGTGACTCGGTTTGGCAATATGGCATTGTGATGTTGCAAGTAACTAACTGCTTAATATTGAGCATTGTGGCTAGCGTTGTGAGCATCATCATTTTGTCCCCATTAGGTGATGTTTTGCCTTCGCTAGCAATTGAGGTTGCACGTTATTTGGGTTATGCGGGTTTGATTTGGGGGTTCATTGTTAATGTGTTTTCAGGCATGGGTTATATTGCGACTTCGCCGAAAGTGTTTGCCGCCATTCGTAAGTCAATGTTTGAGGCTACTCGTGCGGCGAATGAGATCGCACTTGATTGGAAGATTGAATATGAGACTAACCGATTAACTTTTCAACAAGTTTCATTGGAAACTCCAACTATGGCACGTTCTCTTTCTGCTGATGCTGTAGCACAATGGAAAGCACGTCACGGTCAGACTTATCAATTAGCTGAATCGACAGGGCCAACCGCCCCTATCCCTTCCTCCTCAACTTCTTCATCAACAGTTAGCAATGGTATTACAGCTAGTTCGCCAGCATTGGGAAACGCCTAAGTGACTACACCTGCGTCGTTTGCCTAACTTCCATTAGTGGATTGTCAGGCAAACGACGTACTGGATCGCCCGCATGTCGTCAGGCTCTTTATCGCTTTCGTCGGAGTATTCGGAAAGAAAAGGGACTAACAGGTGTGGGCGATCCCTATGGATGTGTAACATGCGGAGGATCGCTTATGGGTCAACGCTTTGATGAACATACATGTTGCGATTGGTGTCGCAAAAGATTGAGCCGTTGGCGGCAAAAGCGCCGGAACCGTTCATTACATGTTTGCTCTGGTGTAGTCAGGCATCGTGTCACAGTTACAGCTTGAAATTGTAACGCTTTGTTAGGAGGATTTTTATGCCAAAACGGTGGCTCGTTCTTATCGTTTTATGGATTCTTTGTATTCTGAGTTGGTTTTTAACTTTGTGGTTAGGTGCTCCATTGTTCCGTGAGATAGCTGTCGCGGTTGTGAACCAGACAGTTATTGTTAAAGACCCGTCTGCGGCATTTCAGTACGCATTGGGGCTTTCAGTGATATTTAGTGTTTTGCTACTGATCGGAATTGTTGCGTCTGTTGTTGGTGGTGGCTTGGTTTGGTTGTCGTTGCCTGTTCCAGAAGGTAGAGAGGGTGGGGTAACGATACTAACGCTCGATGATGGGGGTAGTAATGGTTGATCCACGTTGGTCAGGGTTGTATTCAGGCTTTGTGTACTTACTTCATTTTTCCCGTCCTATTAGCCCTAATCATATGAACTGGAAAAACTACTGGAGGTTTGAATGTTGATTGTGAATTGTTACTCAGTTAAACGGGTTGGGCCATATGCACTAACGCTTGAATGTGATGGGTTTGATGTTGCGCTTGATGATGTTCCCGACACAGAACAAGGATGGTTTGAGGCGCATGTGATGTTGGGCAAAATGGCCCCTTATGCAGTGTATTTAGAATTTTGGATGACGCAGATTATGGATAGCCCTATCTGGTTTCCAGAAAACAGGCCAGCTAAGTATGCGGAGATCAAACGGAAAGCGGCTGAGTTTTGGGAGTTGCTTGAACAGGCGCGTAAGAACTACAAAGTCATGTTTAATCGTTCATTATTGTGGTTCCCCGCTTAAGGAGTACATATGTCTTTACCTAGATACACGAAGTGGGATGACGTTCCTGAACACTTGAAAACTAAAACGAAGATAAACAAGATGGGCTTACGCTTGGCGCGTAATCAATCCCCGGCCGGGATAAAAGCGGGGGGGTATGGCCCATTTTACTTATACGATGTTAGGCTGGCAGTTCCCAAACGTCAGCCGACTCAAAAGCAATTAGCGGCACTTGAAAAAGGTAGAGTTACGATGCGGCGCAATAGAGGTTGTCGTGAATGCTTTCGCTCATGGCGCGAGGCACGAATTGTAGATGGTGTATGTGTTATTTGTATACGCAAGCGGAATCATAGAATCGAGGCCATACGGCAAGCTCGTCAATGGTTAGCTGACCCTAAAGTGGTTTTGATCGATGTAGAGACGACAGGGTGGGATGGTGTTGTCATAGAGGCTTGTGTAGCCAATTGCCAGGGTGACATATTACTAGAACAGCGTTGGTATCCGTTACTGCCCATTGAGGATGGTGCATTTCGTGTGCATGGAATATCACTAACAGACTTAATGAAAGAACCTCATTTTCGAGATAGTTATATACCTTTGCGTGATTTACTTATCGGCCATACGGTTGTGGCTTATAACAAAAAATTCGAGTTAGAGCGATTAGCGATGACTTGTCTTTATGCCGAGATTGATGATTTCACACCGGGAATATCAGCTGAATGTCTTATGGAAGTGTATGCTGATTTTGTAGGAGATGACCCACCTAGACATGGGACATATCGTTATCGTTGGCAACGATTGCCCCATGGGGATCACTCAGCAAAAGGGGATGTGAACGCGATGATTCAGTTACTAGAGCGATTAGCTAACATGGAGGAAGAATGAGCGGCCTTGATCTTGGTGTTTGTTGCGCCTGCGATGATAACGATGCAGTGAATGTTATTTGTTTAGATTACCGTGCTCCAATAGCGGGTACAGGGTGGGGGTGTTTTCAATGTGATTTACCGATGGACGGGGCAATAGCCGTGTTGTGTGAACCATGCCGGATTGAAGGCAACGCCATACGTTGGGTCGTTGTGGGCAACGTCGAAGATGGCGTTCGTCTTCTCGTTGATAGGCTAACCAAAATCCCCCTCGTACATGACCTATCCCAACACCCTGAACTATTCCCCAAAAATAACCCGGCCGCGTTGCTAATGGTGTGGGATACCAGCCCGGATGCGGGTGAACATTGTCTGTGTTCATACTGTGGTGAAGCTATTATGGATTTACCCATCAGGATGTTTGTCGAGGGTGCGGGTGAGACCAAAGAGGTCAGGCTCCATGATTCGTGTTTGGGCGAGTATGGCGATTTGCACTGGAGTGATTTTCATGTTGACGGCGATGATTAAACAGTTGATTGAAGGTTAGGACAAAAGATGTTTGTTTTCCCGGTTGGCATCGTCAGTTTTGGCGCACCGGCCGGGCAACTCATTGGAGTAACCAATGGTCAAATTGAGATTAGCAGGGCTACCTGCCGACGTAGAAAAAGTCACTGAGCAACTCTACGACCTAGATTCACTTATGGTCGTTGATGTTTCAGCAGACTACCCCAATCGCGGAACCACAATGATGGTGCGTCGCTATGTCACCGTCAAATTACTAAATTCAAAGGATACCAAACATGACTAAACCACACTTCTTTTTAGGCATTTACTTTGGGGGTCGTATTCATGTACGTTTTGCGAAATCCCTTGTTGTACACTCAGTTTCCCCAAGCCAACCTGAAAAAACGACCTGTGGAAAATCAACTGTAAAAGCAGACGGGACATTAAGCAATCGTGTTAATTGCAAAACTTGTTTAAGGGCAGGAGGTTAAATCATGCCAACCTACGCCAACAAAACTAAAGTTAGTTCAGCTAGTTCGCGTGAGGAAATAGAACGCACCCTCTCCCGCTATGGAGCTAAATCCTTCATGTACGGATGGGAAGAAGATCGCGCCGTCGTCGGATTCAAATATAATGATCGCCTGATTCGTTTCGAGTTGCCTTTACCTAGCCTTACTGAGTTTGAACGTACCCCAACGGGACGCCGACGCACAAGTAGAGAAGCTATAGAGAACGCTTATGAACAGGCTATTCGCCAGCGTTGGCGTTCACTTGCTTTAGCAATCAAAGCAAAATTAGAGATAGTTGAGTCCGATATTTCTACCTTTGAGGAAGAATTCTTATCCAAGACCGTCTTGCCCTCCGGCCAGACAGTTAGTGAATGGATGGAGCCACAAATCCAGACGGCCATTACAACAGGCGCAATGCCCACCTTGTTACTACCCGCCCCGGCCGGGAGCAAGCCCACATGAAAATAGATGCCTACGACCTACTCAAAGCCAGCGCCAACGACTTCGCTGGTCACAACATCGCCGTCTTAGGTGTGCGTGGCTACGGCAAAAGCAATACCGCCGCCGTCCTCATAGAAGAATGGCTAACCGCAGGTATGCCCGTCACAGTGGTAGACCCACATGGCGAGTATCACGGCTTGTGTGTCGAGCATGACATTCATTGGGTTGGTCGCCATGTTCACAAACAAGTAGATACTGCCCTGAATCCATCCAGCGGCAACAAACTAGGTGCGCGTGTTGCTTCAGTGGGTAATCAATCCGTCATTTTAGATGTGTCTGGCTATTATCCTGATGAGAGAGAGGAGTTTCTTACAGGCTACTTCGCTGGTCTGTTGCGTGTTGCTCGTTCCCGTAGCCAAGGCATTCCCCACATGATAATCTTAGAAGAATCCCGCCATTTTGTTCCCCAACGAGGCAAACTAACGCCCCTCCAAAAAGATATGAAAACTTATGCCTTCGATGGGCGTAAGTGGGGCTTTGGCTTAGTCTACGTGTCCCAAAGAGCCTCAACCATCAACAAAGACATGCTGACCCAATGCAGTTGGTACTTCCTGCATAAAGTCAAGCATAAGCTTGACTTGTCTGTTTATACTGACCTAATTCCGCGCCCCCCGGCCAAAGTCAAGTTACTAGTCAGCAAACTCACCCCCGGTGACTGCTTGGTACTCGATCCCCAAGACCGCGTAATTCAACACAGAATACGCAAAAGAACCACACCTCACTACGGTCACACTCCCACACTAGAAGCCGTTCCGGCTGACGGCCAGTTATCATTCGACGGCTTATTACAGGAATAGATTTTTTGATGGATAAAATAAAAGAGTTACGCAGTTTAGCAACAGGGCTAATATCCACACTCCGCAATGAAACAGTTCCCATAGCTACGCATACCGACCCGCAAGCGATAGAAGACTGCTTTGACGAATTGCGAGAATTGTTCATTAAGCTTCACTGGATGGCAGTAATCCAGAACTCCACATTAAGAGAAATTGCCGCTTATGTTATGACCATCGAAGCTGATACCGCTGAAACGGAAGAAGCCTTTGGTTTAGATGTCTCTGAAGTTGTTGAAATGGCACACAACTCCATGATCCTAATGGCTCGACGAACATTGACTAATCTATTCCCTGATGGAGACCAATCATTACCAATCCCCGTTGAAGATTTAGCAGAGTAGGAGTGAAAATGACAAAGAAAAGTTGGCAACAGGCGGCAGACGAGGCTCTCATACCAAGTTTGCCCTACTCACGTGTTGGAACACAGGCTGAAGTTTTGCAACGCGCACAGGAAAAATTTCAGCATAACTATAAAATGTTACGTAGGCTCAATCCATTTTACATGCGTAAATGCCAGCTATGTCAAGCTGATGAGCGCGTGACTACGGCAGGAACTGTCTGCTTTCATTGCCAGTTGTATACTGACTATCCCGCTTTAGTTATAGCCGATCCATGTGCATCATGTGGAAACATTTATTTCATTGAAGCACCATTAAGTCCTACATTTTGTGCTACCTGTAAACGACAGGCTAAGTAAAGGTGACTTCTTCAGATCGCTAAATCACAATGATCTGTGTGTAAATTATGATTGGTAACTATCCAGGGGGCAAAGGTCTTATTTACCATCATTTAGTCAATCAGACCACGCCCCACATGGTCTTAATTGTCGGTTGTGCGGGTGGGGGGTCATTCTTCAACAACATAAAGAGAGCACCATATTCATTACTGTTTGACCTTGATGAGCGTGTCATTCGGGCGTGGTCAGAACATTTGCGTAGAGAGGGTTACTATTCTTTACCCTCCCATTTGACCGTACCCATTTCGCCGAAGTTGCTGGCCGAAACGGTCAATATTGACGGGGGTGCAGAGTTCCAAACTCCTTTACCATTTCCGGCCGGGACGGTCACAAATGACCGCCCTTCAGTCAAACAAACATTTGTAAATGATTGTGGTCAACGAGTGGATTTGTACCATATGTCAATCCTAGATTGGCTCGATGGTGCCGAGTTGTCCCCCTATTGCTTTGTTTATCTTGATCCACCCTATCTAATTGAGACACGGCGCAACAAGCGACGCCGCTATCGCAACGAGTTTACAGTCGAGGATCATGAAAGGCTTTTGAAGCAGGTACAGAAGCTAAATTGTAATGTTATGCTCAGCGGCTATCACTCCCGCATGTATGACGATGCACTCCCTGAGTGGCAGGTGATGACAATAGACACTTATATACGTGGAGGAATACCCGCCACTGAGTATGTTTGGATGAACTATGCTGAGCCAAATCAGTTGCATGATTATCAGCACGTAGGTCATCATGGCGACTATCGAGCTAACATCAAGCGCCGTAACGCACGATGGTTGCGACGCATCGGCAAGATGCGTGTGTTTGAACGTTTGAGCTACTTTGAACAGCTGTCTCACTATTTTGAGGTAAAGCTCCGGGGGCAGATTTATGACGGCGGTTTACGGAATGAGATTGTTCTCAGTTTGTTCCCCGGTTTGGACTTATTAGGGCGGGGCTTTGAAAGTGAGGGTTACATAATCCTTCGTGGCCCCGATCCTTTGTGGGGGGGGGATATTCGCCAGTTCACTATGCCCCCCGGCCGGGTAGAAGGAATCATAGCGGGGTCGCCTTGTCAGGATTTCAGCGGCGCACGACGCGATGCGCCTACAGGCTTGGGCTTAGAAATGCTAGGTGAATTTGTACGCTTGGTCTTAGAGGCTCAGCCTGATTGGTGGCTGTTAGAGAATGTCCCGGCCGTGCCAGACGTTCGCATACCCGGTTACAATCACCAACGTCTTGACGTTAGAGCCACCGATTTCGGCTTGTCTCAGCGGCGGTTGAGACATTTTCAATGGGGTAGTCGGAGCAACGAGGAGCTAGTCCTGCCACGTTTAGATTTGACAGGGGGCGAGGCAACTGTTACGTCTCGCTTGGGGGGGCGTTCATGGTCTGCTGTTCTTCAAGCACAAGGCTTACCACCCGATTTAGATTTGCCATTTCGTCTTGCTGACCGCAATCAGTTGATAGCTAATGGAGTTCCTCTGCCTATGGCAAAAGCATTTGCCCAAGCTGTCAGAAATCGCGTCCCGGCCGGGACTGTTCCCCTTTGCCAATGTTCTTGTGGTCGCCCACTACCAGAAAAGCGACGTAGAGATAAACAATTCGCCTCCGCTCGTTGTCGCATGAAAGACAAAAAAGATCGTGAACTCAGACAAATGTAAAATGGCCGGCAGAAGTTGGCCGGTTGTTTTTACGGTTACAAAGGTCAACCCACGTCGTTTTGCAATAGATATTCGCTTACGGCTCTAATCGTAACTCAGCTCAGGAACATACAGCTATTGCTTTGACGACTCCGCAATAGCTCTTATCTCCGCTTCCCAATCGTCCGCTACTCGCCCTTGCTCCAATATGAAGGTGATCATCGTTTCAAGGTAATGGGGGTACATCTTAGGGATATGGCCTTTTGTGTAATATTGAACTCCCCAATCTGACAAGCACAGTAGATTTCCAATTCGTGCGCGAATCTCTGCAACAGTAACTCGTTGACGCTTTGCCGCACTATGTATCCCCTCCTTTAGTAACTTTCTGAATTCGAGATTAACGCTAGCCATGTTCTTGTAGCAAATCGTTTAGAGAGGCTTTTGCAGCACTTACAACTGTTCTGGTATCTCCATTGATTTCTGGATTGTTGGCAAGTATTGCCTCGGTGACAGCAATTATCTGCATAGTAATAGGTGCTAGACGCCAGTAACGTGATCGGAGTTCCTCAAGTTTAGCCTCATTAGACGTTAGCTTTTCCGAAGTTTCCTTATTAGCCTCGCGCAACTCCGAGCGCAATTTATCTCTAAAGTCTGTGACTTTATCCTTAGACATAAAGAAGCGGTCTAGTATTCTTGGTATAGCATGAGTTAAGAAGGCAGTGGCAACCACTAAGATGAATTCTTCCATTGCGTTACGAACTCCGGTAAGAAAATTTTGTATAAATAAAGTTCTTTGATTAGCACTGATAACGAAATCAATACTGGGAATGCCAGCGTGTCCAAGAACACAAGGGCTTCGTTGTCACCAAAAACAGTGATTCGGAATAATCGCATGAGTCCAGTAATCCGCCTAAAGTCCATTAAGGCAAATCCAAATGTACCAATACCCCATATTTGGGCTGTTCGTTTGTGTCCTAATTGCCAGAAGCGATGAGTAGATTGCGCGTTAATATACACCACTATGCTCTGCATGATGAGCATGATGATAGAGGCTTGAACTCGCAGAAAGCCATGTTCTGCGATTAGACCATCCCCTTGTAAAAGGGCTAGCCCAAATGGGAGAAATGTCACAATTAGTGTTGATGAAAGGCGTAACACGATGATTCTCCATATAGATTGTTGAATAATTGCCAGATTGTTATTTGGTGATGTACATGTGTAGGTGTTGTGGTTATGTGATAGTGATTAGGTGTGGCGGTTTGCGTGGGGAATGTAGTCTTGCTAGGTAGAGGTGTCTTTGTGGTTGGGGGTGTATCTGTATTTTTGGGTGTTGGGCTTGGCATGTTTGTGGCTGTGTTGCTAGGTGTTATGGTTGGTGGGTTGGTGGTGGTAGGCGTGGTTGTCGTTGTGTTTGTTGCGCTGGGGGTATTTGTTGGGGTATTGCTAGGTTTTGCAGTGGTCGGCTTCAATGCGGTTGGGGTGTATGTGGGTTCAACAGTGCTATTGTCTGGCGTGTCTTCAGGGAGTGGTCGTTGTTCTGTAGGTGTCGCGGTCACTGTTATGGTAATCGAGTTTTCCGGCTTAGAAACTAACCAGAGTGTTAGACATATTGCTGTCAACCCCAGCGTTATTAGAGCAATTGGGAGTAAGTGCTTTTTATTCATTACCAGTTTTCTTCTCCTACATCGGCTGGATCATCAATAATCCTTCCCGCATTTAGATTTCCATTCAAGACCCTATCTTCTACTTGGCTAAGAATTCGTCTGTCGTGGTAGTCTCTTTCGGGCAGGGTGGCACCAACTCCTGTTACATCGTCTAACAGTGCGTAGATGATCCCGGCCGGGTCGTCAATACTGACCGGGGGATCTGCCATAGGAAAGCCAACCGCCTGATTAACTGCAATAGAGTTAGCAACGTATGCCTCACTCCCCGCTAGAGCACGTCGCCCCGTTGTATCGCCCATGCAACCACTAAAGTAGAGTAGCGCACTGTCCGTATACGTATCGTCACTAAGCAACTCTACGCCTGAGTTTCCTTGCCCATCTGCACCTTCATAAGTGTGAATGTTCACTAGGTTCAGCTCCAACTTCTCTATCGCTCGTAAATCCATGTGTGCAGCACTATTGAACGAAATGACATTGTATAGGCTACCAGTGCCTCCACGGATGAGTGGGCTACGATCAAAACAATTAGCTACAACAATATTATGTAGTGTGAATAGAGAGTTGCTTTCATAGAAAAAGAACCCCTTACTATGTGGCCCCTCTGGATGGTTAGCATCGAATAACGCCTCTGCGATTAGAGCATTACTTATCGTGAATCGACTAGATGCTCTTACCGTAAAGCATTCATCAGTAGACCACTCCAAGGAGGGATGATCGACTAAAAAATTATCGCAATTATCAATAAACAAGCAGTCCCCACTGCCGGGGTTAGATACATTTGGCCCCGGCCGGATTCGTGCATGACGAATAGCAAAATGACTAGAGTTATCAATAGTCAGCTTACCCCGCTTGATAATGACCGGGCTGGGAGCTGAACCAAAGTCGATATCGAAGTCCGATTGACCATCCACAGAAAGATTGTCTTCATTCAGATTTATCACGCCACCTACATCAAACTGGATAAGTTTCGGGTTCGTTTGCTCTAATGCCCAACGTAACGAGCCGTCCCCTGAAGCATTCAAATTAGTAACGGATACAGTCGTTTTGCTCAGCCCATTGTCATAGTCCTTTCCAAACCCAATTGTTGCGGCTGGAGCCGTCGCTTCTGGCGTTAGGTAGCTCAACCAACAGAGAGCATTCCCGGCCGGGTCACAGACAACAATCTCTCCGTTTCCATCCCCGGTTACATCGACGTAGTGAGCTTTAGACGCAAATACATCACCACTACCCGCATTCGCCATCTTACGCATTCGGTATGCGCCTCGATGCCATGTAAAGTTGTAGACACCCAGATTCTCATAAACAACCGCAAAATCATCCTCAACTGATCGGGCGAACCTCAGTATGTTTGTCACGTTAAAATTGGCGGCGGGTACTGGCACGTAATAAAGAGCATGGGTGTCCGAACCATCAAACCAAGCCACATTATTGTCAGTTGCCGCAATCAAGTCGTCAGAACTAACTATTTCAGCTGGCACTATCGTGTACCAGTTTGATTTGTTTTTCAGCGCATAATCATTGAGCCATGGGTCTAACGGGTTTGTGTCTGAGCGATAGCGAAACAACCCTCCCGGAGCAGACGTGTTTACAGAGTCATTGGCCGAGACATATAAGGCATTATTTACAATGCACAGGTCATGAGCACCCTGCAAATCTACAATGTCATAATGTGACCAGCTGGCCGCACTCATCACGTCGCCACTGTCCCAATCCAAGCCTCTTACCCCACCATCACTTCCATTATCAGCATAGGTGTAAAAACATTCCGGCCGGCCGTCAGAATCAACATCATTGGTCACCATGTTTTGTACGCCTTGCCCTGTAGTAAATAGAGTGGCCGTTGTCCATGTGCCTGTTGGTGTTGCGGGTATGTCCGGCTTTGCAATTGAAACCCGATTGTTGTTACTTAACACCAATACCTCAACGTTTCCATCTCCGTCGAAGTCGTCAGCAATGACTCCTTTGATAGCACTTAGAGAGCTAGTTATGGCATGTTTATTCCATTCATATTCATCGACCTGCTCAAACCACCATAGGCTACCGCCCTCGGCCGCGACAATATCGGGTTTGCCATTCCCTGTTAGATCAACCGCGAACGACGCCACCCACGTGGCCGAAGCATCAAGCCTATGTAAACCTGTAACCTTTGTGGTTTCAGGGGCCGTGTTTCGTTGATGACGTGCTTTTACATGCCGTTGTTGCATAGCGAAATGAGATACAGAGGACATTAGGTAGCTATCCCCCATTTAATGCAGTGCTTGTAGAAATAATCTACATGATCATCGTGAAGCGGCGCCGCACACATGACATAGAAGGCCATCCACCCATCCATGTGGTTACTGTTTCCTCCATCAGTTGCTACTCCCAACCCTAAGTCTACTGGCGAATCAAAGATTGTTGTGATAGTTGTGGTGATGTCTTGTGTTGTGTCGTTTGCCCAACACTTGACTTCATCGTTTGGCTTAAATCGTAAGGCGCAGAAGGTGGGTGTGTCCAATGGGACACTGCCATCGCCTGTATTGTTAGCCGACTCAGTAGTACCATCACCCGAAATACCAAACAGAAACCGTGTATTTCCATCTTGATAAGTCACTCGATAGGCACGTTCATTGTTCCCGCCTCTTTTGTCAAAGACTGCCCCGGAAGAAAGCGACACCGCTGTCATAATGGTGAACCCGGCCGGGAAGTTCTGCCACAACGCATCAGTTGCGATGATAGCTCCATCAACCCCATCAAATTGCGCCAATGGTACACCTCGATTGTTACACTCGATATGCACACCTCCAGACATAACAAACTCTCTTTGCTGAGCATTAGACGTGTAGAGCACATTACCTGTTTGCTCCAAAAAGAGGAGCGTTGCTACTTGTGCAGGTAAAGCTAAAAAGGGTAATTCAAAAGACTCTTGTAAAAATGTGGGTCTTGAATAAGGATAGCTCATGGTAGTCTCCTGTTATGAAATAGTTGGGATAGGCGCATTTGTTGGATTTCCCCTTGTGTCATATGTCATTGTTGATTGCGTAACGGTTTTTCCCCGTACGCTGTGTGTTATTGTCCAAGCTTCAGCCGCGTGATGAAGCTCGTTGACACTAGTTGTTGTGTAAGTTCCGGCCGATAAGTCAGGCCATATGCCTGTACCTGACTCAACTAAGTTAGGGTACGCTTCGTAATAGGTTGGGTTTGTGATACGGAATGAGCCAGCAATAGCCCATGCAATTAGCTGAGAATCATACAAGGATGCCATCCCCCCGCCGCCAGCATCGTTTGATATGTTGGGGGTCATTTCAAACCTACCGAATTGACACGTATACGCAGTATCATTATCTGTATGTATGAGACGGATATCGTAAACCAATGTTCCAGTGATTAAGCCGTCTGTGTCATCAGGGTATATTGTGACTGTGCCATTGTCAGATGTGGGGAATGTCCATTGGTCTGATTGTGCTGTTTTAGTCAGCATGAAAACAATGTTCCCATCCGGTCTATCTCGAACGGTGAATTGAGCTTCTGCGATATTTCCCACTACACCATAACTGTGTACAAAGTTGATAGTTGCACGGCTTCCTCGCATGTACTTGATAAACTGGTTTTGTGCTATTGTCTCGCCAATAAAGTCTTGGGCGCTCATTAGTTTCCTCCTCGCACTCGGTTAGCTAAATGCTCTAGTTGAGCTATATCTGATATTGGATTGTGGACTTCGTTGGTTAGCCGCCATAACTCATTTAGCCACTCCGGTGAGTTCGATCCTCTTGGCCTGGAATAACTGTCAATTCGTTCGCTGGTTAATCTACTGCTGGTTAGACGTAAATCAGCGTCTTTTAATGTAGCACTGGTGAAGCCGGGTAAATGATCCCCCATTCGTGCGATTACAGCTTCTACGTATGTGTCTCGGCTGTCTTCGTAAGGCGTGTCAGGTCGGGGTTCTACAGTTAAGAGAGTCGTGTCGCGTACCACTCCAGGTACAACTGTGTGAGCTGGCACACTCACAGACCCACTTGCATCTTTGTGTAAACCATCTCGGGTTAGGAAATATCTAGGAGACCAATCACGCTTTTCATAATTGACACGGTTCCACTGGTCAATCCATAAATAATAGGTTGGTCGAATGCCATTACTGTCTACTGGCCCACCTAACTCTGCTAGAGCTAGTAATACTTCCAGTCCATTACCGCTAGGCAGGGCTGTTATCGTTTCTGTGTTGCTAGCAATGTAGCCGACGGTTAAGAAGGGAAGATCATTTGTAATTACATTTGTAATTGCTTCACTAATCGTATCGCTTCCTCCGCTGATAGTGGTCGTTATTTCGCTTTCTGCTACCCACGCCGCTGTATGAAGGTAGCCGAGGCAAACGATTTCTAGTTTCCCATAAGGTTCATAATTGTTGGTGATTGCATTTCCTCCTATTGGAAAGGCGCGGCGTTGTAGGATAACTTCTGCCAGATTTTGCGCGGCTGTTGCATCATTTAGGGAGCTATTAAAAACAAAAGTTCGTTGTCCATATTGATCGGCTGACTGCGTGTTGTGTGTTGTAGTATGACTACCACTGCCTCCTGAATGAGTTACTTCAACCTTGTTGGCGAGATCATGCAAACTCTTTTGTCTAATTGTGTAACCTTGGGTGTAGGTTAGTTCCCATGTTTTCCCCTGATAAACAATACGGCCATACTGTTCAGCTTGTACGTCATAACCGAGCCAAGATTCATAGCGATTCGCTAGTATGTAAGCTTCTTCGATAGATTGAGCTTGCCAGCTAAAAGTTGCTGGACCAAACCAAACTTCATCATTTACTTCTTGCTCGTAGTCGGTTGGGGCAGACTCTACTGCTATTGGTGTTGATGCGTTGTGTGGGAATCCAGCAATATGCGTTCTTTCACCACTGCTTGCCATTGTTGCAAAGATGGCAAGGTTTATGTAACTACCAGGGGGATTAATTAGACGTGGGTTGAGCATTTTTAGGCTTTGTGTGCTTGTCGTTGATAGGTGCGCCAACGGTTATGTACTGTCATGGAATAAGCTAAATCGTTGTCTGGATCATGCACGTTATTGGCGCCAGCCGCTCGTACAACTAGAATGCCCCCGCTTCGAGGGTTCACCCAATTATTGGGCGTTGGGCGGGTGTCGAAATCATTGCTGAGGGCAATCATTGAATCATTGTGGTAAACAATCACTTGGGTGCTGTGTGTAGCATTTATCTTTGCCTTTTCAATCAAGATGCTGTGATAGGATGGGATAAGGTAAAGCGTTCTCAGGTACAGGTCGTCGCTTCCGGCCAGCCGTTTACCGCGTAACCATATGAGTTGATCAGCAATTGATTCAGTGGTTATGTTGTGGCGATCAGCCACGATAGGGAACGACACCTTACCCAATGCTACGATTTTGTGATCAGTATCTGTACTATCAACACGTACCGGGGGTGGCTGATGCTTGGCTTTAATCTCGGTGTCCCAATATCCGGCCGCGAATTGAATTAGCGCGGCACTGGTTGTTCCTGCTAGCCGATACTCAAGCAAGATCATGTATTCGCCTCTATATTCTTGGACGGATGTCCCACTAACATCGCGTGGTTTCACTGCGGTAATGGAGTGTAGTTCAGGGTTGTCGGTTAGGTCAGCTTGTACCCCATGTGTGAAATCTACGGTGTAGGCGGTATTGACTGCGCCAAAAATACGCAAATCCCATGTTGGTTGAAACCCAGCTAGATCATCTGTGTAGATTGGCTTGATTCCTGCCCATACCGTTTCTATTTCTGAGCTAAAACCGCCAGTAGCAAAACTAATAGTAAAGTTAGCAATCCGGCCGGGTAAAGTTCCTCCTGCGGGTGTTTGCAGGGTCGTTAATTCTGTACTTGCCGTTTTGGGTGTAGCTTCTTCCCATGCCGGATGCAAGTTGATAGTTAAGTCACCAGTTACTGCCCCTCGTTGTGGCTCAAATGGGGTCATTAAATTGCTAGTCCCATAGTTTGCTCTTGCCCACCCTGTAATGAACCTTCTTAGAATCGCTTCCCCGGTGTTTTGCCGATACAGGAAGAAGGCATTTTCTCTTAACCAATCGTCACGATAATCGTCACTATCAGCAAGGAAATGTTCTAGTTGTACAATTTCGTGAACAAGGGCATCATGATCACCTACACCAGATCCAGACAGCTTAAAGGTAAGTTCATTTTGTGGCCAGAATAAACCAAGTGTGTATAGAACATTTTGCAAATTGCCCGAATTAAAATCAAAGAAACGTGTTCGATTCTCGTTTCCAATGCCTAGTAGTTGATTACTCATTGATACCTCATGCTTGCCGCTCTATCTCGTTGACGACTACGTATCATTTGGTTTACAAGTTCAATCGGATCAAGCTGTGCTTGGACATTGTAGATAGGCATAAAATATTTGTCGGCGAATATGTTTGCCAAGCTAGTTGTTGTGTTCGTCTGTGAACTGGTGGCAGGTAGTGGGGTGTTACTCACATTCCCAAAGGGGCTGGCCCCGCCTTCGTTTAGCCATGAACTTAGACCGTATGGGCCACCGGGAAATGCGGCGGCGGCTGGCTCAGAAATCACAACCTCTCCCGGAGCAAGTCGCGTATCTACGCTATCTTGGCCGGGTACTCCTCCAGTTACAACACCGCCAGAAGACAAAGCGACAGGGTCACTATCATCGCCGGGGTAAGTTCCCGTTGCAGGTGGGGGATCACCTTGATAGGTAGTTGTAACAATTACCTCTGTGTTAGCTGTCACACCATCGAGCGCGAGCATTTGCTCTTTTAGAGAGCCAATTTTTAGGATGCCACTCTCTGCTGTTTCAATTAGCTTACCAAGTGAACCATCAGAGAATGCGTCAAGCGCATCATCAGCCGTGAACGCGCCAGTAGCTACTCCCTCTATGGCACCTGCTAATAACTCAGCTTCTTCACGTGTTAATTGTCCATCAACCAAGAAGGCATTAGTCAGGGCCGCGCCAACATCTTTCAGCGCTTCACTGGTAGCTAGGCTTGTGCGAAGCATTTCCGCTTCGGCCGCTGTTATTTCTCCCATAGCTTCGAGCGCATTTATCATGCTGTTGCTCATCGCCTCGCCTAATTTTTCTTCGAGAATCGTGAGCACCAATGCCCGATATTCTGATTGTACTGCCGCCAGAGCTTCAACCATTCGGGTTGACATGTCTTCCACACGTTCAGCCGCTTCTTCGCTCTGGGGACTTTCAGCCAAGTCGTTTTCAGCTTCTTCAAGCGCTTGCATCGCTTCAATAACATCGGCAATGTTATCGCGCTGATTGCCCATTGAGTCCTGAATAACACCGTTTAGGAATTCTGTTCGTTCTGAAACACGCTCCGCTCGTTGCTCCCATAGGGCTAGTGTTTCTTCACTCAATTCAGTTGCTACTGTTATTGCCTCGTAGCTGTCAGCTAATCCATAGTTGGTTCCGGCTAGTTCGCGTTCTGATAGCTCTGCGGTAGTTACCCCTTCTTCTAATTCAAAGAGTTGTCTTACAAATCTTTCTGCGGATAGCTCAGCCCCATTGAAGAAGGCTTCTAACTCAAATGACGTACCATTGAATTCCACCATACGCCGGTTAGCTCGATCAACCGTTACGACAAAGCTATCTCCAAATGCCTCTTGCATGGCTATACGGAAGTCTGTGATATTGTCGGTTCCGACAGCAATCGCTCTTGTTATTTCCCAAATTCTCGGTTTTAGGTTTTCCATGGATTGAATACTTTGATTTTGAATAAGGCCGTGCAAGGGTGAACCTAAACCTATTTGTGACTGTTCTGCAAGTAGTTCTCGGACACTTACGAGTTGCTGACCTAATGCGATTAGGTCTTCCATGCTTTCAGCCGCTTCTGCGTTTTCTGCAATCATTGTTTCCATAGCGCGTGCGTTGGCGCCACTAAAGAAATTCATGAGATTGGCCGCATTACCAAACAAATCGGATGGTGCAACGTATTCCAGGCTTTCTAGAAACTCTATAAATGCGATCTTGGCTTCTGCCCATGCTTGTTGCATTCGTAGGCTACCCATCTCACTGATTTGAGACATTTCCGTCATGGCTCGATCTAATGCGCCTGCTCCTTCTGTTTCCATGAGACGAGTCATGTCTATGAATTCTTCCATGTGTACGCCAGTTAGCTCCAGCGCACCACGGGCCGCTTGTTGGTCACGGTAAAAAGGACTGTCACCGGCAATGAGATCGGCCATAGATTGTCTGGTTTCTTGCGCGTGTTCTTCCAGAATCTGCAACGCATCAGCCATACTACCGCCCTGCGCTATAAATTCACGGAACGTTCCACCCCAAGCGGCTTGGAATGCTTCGGAGGCGTTTGTGCCAGCCAAGCCTAATTGCACAATTAAGAGGCTACTTAAACTTATCGCCTCGTTGAAGCTATCGCCTTGGTTAGTCATGACGACTAGCATCGCAATGACATCCTCTAGCGGGACACCTATTTCCCCGGCCGCACTGGTGACCTCAGACACGCCACCAGCGAGATCGCGCATGGTGATAGCCCCTTCCTTTATCCCGGTGAAGAACAGATCATAGACCCGCTCCAGATTGATTACATCATCCCCATACGCTTTTACTACGCTTTGACCAGCAACTAAGGTTTCTTCGAGAGAGGATACCCCTGCACGTGCGGCATTGCTCGATAGTTCAATCGCATCTAGTATGTTGTCTTCAGGAATCCCACGAGACAACCCTTGATAGACGGCCGGGACAACTTCGTCGGGTAATCTTGCTAACTCTAGCGAAGCATTCCGAACATCTTGCTTCATGTTTTTGAAGGTGACACCGCTTTCTCGATCTACGAGTGTCATCACTTCTCTTAGACCTGTATCGAAATCGTAAAAGTCCTGTAGAGCTTCTTTGGTAAAGTCGGCGATTTGTCTGCCAAGATCAAACAATATGTCTACAACAATAGCTTTCATGCCTAAGCTGATCTTGGTGAGTTCCTCATTGGAAATGCCTAGCTTTTTGTTCGCTTTTGTTAGTTCGTCCCCTACCCCTGTCACACCTCTACCTAGCTTTCTGAGTTCAGCGGCAGTGAGTTTTGCCCCGGCCGATACGCCCGTTAAGAAAGATTCGGCGCGGTTGAGCTTTTGATTAAGCGTTGTAAGTCCTTGTTCAAACTCAGCTGTAGCTTCGTCTGACTGCCGGAACTCAGTCATAAGCTGGCGTGTGCGTTGGATAAGTTCATATTCAGCTTGCTCAGCTTTTTGTATCCGGCCGCTCAGCTCAACCATCTCATCCTCGATAGGCAACATGCCCTGTCGGATGAGAGACTTCGCCTCGCTTTTCATAGCAATGAGTTGCTTGTTATGTTCTTGCCACTCTTTCGAGGTACGTACTAACTGCTCCCGCAGTGATTCTTCAGCTTGTTCGAGGTCTTTGGTTTCTTCGGTGACTTCAGCTAATTCGTTGGCGGCTTTGCCTAGTTCTTGCCTAAGTTCAGCTGTCTCCGCTGATGTTCTTGCTAGCTCACTACTCGTACCTTCAAGATCGCGCTCAAAAGCTTCAAAGCTCCCAGACTGTAATGTGGTTTCTAGCTGTGCGAGTTCGGCATCTGCTTTACTAGCAGATTGCCCCATTTCAGCCAAGTTCCTATCAAGTCGCTCGGCTGTTTGTACAACCTGATCAACTTCTTGGTCTAACTTTTCTATACCTTTGGTGTCGGCCGTTGTTTCAACACGTAGCCGAAGTTCTCGCTCACTCATAAATGTTGAAGGCTAGAAAATCTTGATCATGTGGTGATAGTGCCTCGATACCCTTGTCGCGCTCAGTTAGGGCGATACGGGCCGCTTGCCACGCTGTTCGCATGGCAGTTAAGAAGGCTTCATTAAAAAACGCATCTCGATTAGGAAACGGCCACCTAAATGATGGTCGCCTGCCGAGTTGCGTTTCTAGGGGTTGGTAGCAAGTTGTTGCGAGTCTCAGTTGCCACGGGATCAGCGTATCGTGTTCCTCTATGATCCAGAAGTAGACTCGCTTGGCAATTTTTTTGAGTCAAAGGCGGCGGCGACGATCTCATTAGTTGCGGCTACAACTTCGCGCATGATGGCAAACGGCAGATCGGGATCGTCTATCGGCCAATCAAACTTCCAGTCAATTATCAGGTGCTCGCGTCGCTTGAAGGCTTTTGACGTGCGCGTTTGGGTTTCTTGAATGTCCCTTAATGTGTCGTCGGTAGCATTATTTAATTCAGCTAAATCTCTCGTAGACATGTTTTGCAAAAAAGCAACTTCAGGGCCATTCAACCATTTGGGAATCGTGCAATAACCGCTAACCAAATCGGGGATAGGCGACTCGATTTTGGTAAATGGGCGTTTTTTCTTTCTTGGTTGTTTTGTTCTAGCCATTTACGCCTCGACTGCATAGTTACGGGTGTTGCAAACAACGACGACATTGACCTTACCCTGTGTCGTTTTGTTGTTGGCATCCATCATCACGTCAGTGACGTTGGTTACCCGGATGTTGCCAGATAGCACTGTTCCGATACGCCCCGTCGCTTTCCCGGCCGGGTATAGTTTTATACCATCCACAACTAGATTGTTCTCTTTGATGTGGCGCATAGCACCCACAAAGGTCAGGTTGTCCGTGCCGAACTCCCCGCTTTGACCAAGTGAATAATCATCAACTGCGGTGATTCGGTAAACGGGTACAACATCGTCTTGCTGACCGACAACATTTATTTGACCGTCGGCTACGTGTTGGGTGGCATAGGGGATAGCGGGATTAGTTACGGGTTCTATTTTCTCAATTACACCGTCAAAAGTGATTGTCTCAGCTGTCGTAAAGTACGCATCAGCTGTCAGGTTGCTTCCGACGTCTAAATCCATATGTGCATTGGGGACATAGCCATTTGCTGTTGGCATGGTTCATACCTCTCTGTTAGGGTTTTTAGGTTGAGTTGTTTTACGATAAGGCGATAACGTTTCGTTTCCGCAATAGGATGTACTGACCGTCTGAAACATGATCAAAGGGTAATTTCACGCCATCTTGTGGGTTCACAATCTGGTTTGCGTGTGGGCCACTACCGCGATATGTAATAGTTTGCATTACGACGTGTGGCTTACTCTTGTCTTTTGGATCAATCGGGACTGGTTTTGATGGTTTTTTGCTCATTTTGGGTTTACCTCCATTTATCTGAGCGAGAAAGTTGCATAGGCTTCAGCGCGTCGGGTGTATTGCAACTTCTCATGTTGTGCAGGGCGCGGCCACGGACGTGTGTAGGAAATGGCATACCAGCTATAACCAACGCCGCTCCTGACGCTTTCTAATGTTGTGAACAGGATAGCCGCCATATGCCCAAGTGTGCGATCGGCGACTCTCATTGATTCTTGAACGTTGTCTCCCTCTTTGTCGAACTTGGCGCCCATCGCCCAGCCCACTTCTATCCATGGGCCAATGACACCGTTAGCCGTTTTTTGTCCAGCGTCAGGGAAGACTTGGATGGTACTCATACTCATGGCGTTAGGGAATATGCCCTGCCATGTTCTGAAATCGTCCAAAACCCGTGATGGCCGTCCCGATGCACTATCACCCACTAATACAGGTGTCAGCAGATCGCTTAGCTCTTGGAATAGGGTTTCTTCGCTATTTACTGTGTAAGCCATTAGCTAGACCATTCTCCTACCACCAAAAAAAGCAACTCTGACTCTAAACCGGGGAAGACTTCTTCTACTAAGAATTGCTGTGTCCAATCGAACCAGGGCTGATTAACATGAACGTCTGGCCCGTAATCAACTGGATAGCCACCAAAGACCGGGTTTTGCACCGTTGAGTCAATGAATATCTCAGCAACAGTTTTATCTCCTTCGGCGAAAGCAATTCCTCGATGCGCTGACGATAACGTGCCAGTTAGCCATGGCGCATGTTCACTGGCGAAGTTACGAGTGTTTCGGGCGAGGTTGGCACTCACAGCAATCATCTGTGTTGAATCAGCCTCTAATGCCTCTAAAACACGCGCATTAGCCGCAAAGAGTTCCCATAACCCAAGCAATTCACTGCTACCAGAAATCATTAGTTGTCAATCTCCAAATGCAATTCATAGAACGCGGCGTGGGTGCTATTAGCTGACCATGGCAATATCCGACGTATGACGTATTCATCACCATCGCTAGTAAAAAAGAACATATCTGCTTTTAGAAGGGGGTTGACTTCACAATGAACTTGCCTTTGTTTAGCAATGGTTGCCCAATTCCCAAGACGTTCAACCTCGTGGGCTGAATGAGGGTAGTAGGGCGCAACCGGCCCATGTCTGATTGCTTCAATAACCGTTGTGCGGGCATCGGGGTCCGTACCCTCGGCTATTTCGGTGATGCTGGCCGTTTCCGTAAACCACGCACGGAACGCCTTTACATTGAAGGTTCTCACGGCTAGTTAAGATGTGTTGTCGGTGGTATTGCTACAGGTGCGCTTTTCACTTCGACAAGTGGGGGCATATTGTTGATTTGGAAGACGGCGGCTTCTATCATCGCGGATGCTTCGTTGTGATCAAGTTTGATACCTCGTCGTTGTGCATACGCATAGAGTGCGTTTACAACAAACTGCTTACGCTTCTTTCCACTGGCAACACCCTTGATTGTTTGCTCTGCGTTTTGCACCAACAGACTTGCATAGTGTCGTAAGTCGTCATTTTGAATGGCACTTAACTGCGTGTTGATGTATCGCCGGAAGATGGGAGCTAGTGCTAAAAAGAGCGCAGGTATAACAAGATTTACTAGGAACTCTACAAATGGGGTGGGGTCTATGGTTTCCATAAGATTTAGGTTAATGCTCCTACAGGATAGTATTCGGTTCGGGTTGCGCCTCTCGGAGTGCCTAACTGTGTGTCGGTAGGTGTGTATCCATGGAGGCGGCGCAATTTGTTCGATTCGCTTTTGTAGTGTTGATAGGCTTCGTTTGCGCTACTGTATGGCCCCATCTTGTTTCTAGTTGGGTGAGGGGCATATTGTCGCGCAAGGGTTTCACATAGCGCGGCCAGCGTTCGCCCGATAGTTCCCTCTTGGCTGTGCTTTGCGAGAAGAAATTCGTCAGTGAAGTTGCCACCATCTGGTTTAATCCCATTTGGGGCGAGTACATCATCGCCGATTTCGGTGCGAAGTGTTATTAGGGGTTCCTCGACTGCGGGTATTGTTACGGGCATAAGCTGTCCTTTTGCCTCTTATTTGTAAGAGGCCGGCATGATAAGCCTTGTTTTATTTACACTTATGAGGACTCAGCCAAATTAGCTAAATAGTCTATGATGTGAGATGCGGTCATGGGGCCAATGCCGGGTACAGTGACAAGTTCTTCATGTGTCATCTTTGCTACTTCTTGGACAAAGGGGATGTTCGCCTCTACCAAGTGTGTCCGGCCGGGAAAGTCATCGGGCAATGAGGTTTGTTTGACGGGCGGTTCTGACCCTCCGGCCGGGTCGTCAGAATTACCCGTGTCTTCGAGGTTATTTTCGCCTTCAGCACGGTTAGTTGTGACAGTATTGGTCAATTCATCACCGTCGCCATTGTCAGAACTGACTACGGGATCCGGTTCTGCTTTGGTTACTAACACATTCAGCTTGGCGCGTTGCTCGTGCATCTCGCGGTTGTTCAACACACTTGCCCTACCTTCTGGTGGTAAGAGATCGAAGTCTGTATAAATTCGTCCCTTCCATGTAAAACTGCCTTGTGGTTTACGCATATGGTTTTACCTGTAAATGCTCGATGATAATTTGGCTGAGCCAAATTACATCTAAGCGCAAAATAGTTGTAAATCCTCGACCGACGTTTGACCGGGCGTTCTTACAGCAAAACATCTGTAAAATGGGCGGGCGTAAAACGTTGGTTTGCTTGACAGAAAAGTATGCGTAAACGTCCCCGGTACAAACCCTTGAACTGGCTTACGCATACCCCGTCTTTTTAGATAGCGATTATGAGATACCCTTGAGCGCGGCCATCGCTTCAGGATCAGTAATAACGGGCAATGTGGTTTGCCAGCCTTCTGCCACAAGGCGGGGCGGCTTATTCATCTTGTGTTCCATGTGAATGACACGCCCTTGACTACCTTGCCCTGCGGCAAAACCAATAGCGGCATAACCGAGTGTGTCTGGTAGATGCAGGTTTTCGTCATCGCCGAGATCAATCGTAGCATCACGTCCAGTTGTACAAGCTAATAGCATACTGCCAGCAGGCATAAAGGGGGCTGTACCCGTCTCCGTGCGATATTGAAGATCGTATATCTCAATAGGAGGTAGCCCGTCCTTGCTCAACGCCATATTGATTGCTTCGAGACTGGCATGACCAGACGCTCCCATTATCTGACCAGTTGGGGAGACAACAGATACACCCGTTCGTGCTTTCACATTGTCGTTACCCGCCATGATTGAAACAACATTTCGGCTTGTGACAATGCGGTTGACTGTGTAGCCCTTATCCGCTAATAGAATGGCAGAAGTGTGAATATCCTCGAAAGGATCGTTGGCATCGTTTGACCATGGCCCAGCTACCGTTACCCGGTGTCCGGCTGGATCAGTGTAGTTAATGTTTTCACTAACACCATCACCTACTCGTACAACTTGAGCGTTGATAAGAGCTTGCCATCGTTGCTTTTCAACCAGCTCAACCAAGCCCAAATTCACAGTGGTATCAACCCAATTGGTCAGGGTTGCCATCGCTTCCATGTCGCTGTTGCTTTGTAGGTATCGTTGTAAGGCTTCGTAATCTTGGCTAGTCATGTCTCGCAAAAGATCACTATCAGCTAGATCAACCTTCATTTCACCCACCAAGTCACCGCCACGACGTTGGGCTGGCGAGAAGCGCGTACCATCTCCTGCAATGATTGTGCGATAACGGATGTACTCCTCTACATAGCGGTTGCTGGGTGCATTCTGTTCCGGCAAGAGGGTTGCACCTACATAGTAGCGTGACCGTGTGCCGAATTGAGCCAATGGGTTACGCATGATGCGATCAAAATACCCATCGCTGTGGAACTGTTCTAAGAGTGTTGCGATATTTGGCATTAGCTTACCTTTACTGTGGCGTAATCCGCACGAATTTGGGCTTGTAGGGTCGCACCCAAAGTTGACCAATCTGGCAAGTGGTCTTCACGGATGATTGTGTTATGTCGGATGAGTTCTACGCCGCTATTCTTTTCTGCATCAAGTACATCAAAGGCAGTCAGATAGAGTTCATCATCGCTTGCTTCGGCTGGCCCAAAGCCACTACCTGCGGTTCGCTCAGCGAAAGTGCGCCCAATATAGGTTCCGGCCGGGACGCGGATAACACCAGCGTCATAGACAGCTTCATCGTCATCGTCAACTTGTGCTGTCAGTGCTTCAACGGATAAGCTGGTTGCTCCGGCTACTGCCGCCGCCGTCAGCCTAGCAAACTTGCCAGTTCCAAAATAGAGGACGGTTCCGTTCGGTATGGGGCCGCTGAGCGCGTCAACACTAATACTGGTCGCAGTTACCATTGCATTCCCATCAGCAACAACGGTTACGCTCTCATCTCCCGTAAATTGGCTTACGTCAAGTTGGCCGCCCCCGGCAATGAGTTGGTGTGGCCCAAGCGGTTCACCTGCAAAAGCAGGTGATGAAACTTGGTTGTTAGAGTGTGTCATTTGAGGCATGTGATTATTGTCCTTGTAGCTTGTCTTTTACATGACCATACCGACCATTGATGTGGTTATCTACAGCATCGGCTGTCCGAGGTGGGGAACCACTTATGGTTTGTCTTACAACCCGTCGAGTGGGTTGGCTTGTGTTTACAACAAGAGACGGTAGGAACGCTTGCCAGTGCTGGCTGGCATACTCGGTTAATCGTATGGCTTCTTCTTGTCCGGCCGGGGTAATGTAAGGAACAGCTTCCGAAGTACCTTGTTCGTTTTGTTCTTGCCTTACCTCAACCGTATCGGATTCCCTAATAAGAGTAGTTAGCACTTCTGGTTGATAATTGAGATCAGTAGCAATGTTTGAGAGCACTTGTTGCCGTTGTAGGTTTGCGTGTTCGTTTTGCAATGTTTCCCAATCACCCGGCGTTCCTAATTGCTGATAAGAGTCGAACAGGGTCTGCTCGGCGGTGGTAAGAACTCTAGCACCATCTTGGGGCAACTGCCTTTCTAGTTCAGCGATACGCCTATCCGCTTGCCGTATTCGTTCACGATAGCCATGATTTTCAGTAAACAGAAGTAGGGCGGCTGACTGTGTGTTGTCGTGGCGTTGCAAAAACCGTTCAAAGCTAGCGTGTGTGTCTGAGCCTTGATTGTTATTTCCTGCACCGCCGTCAGAGTTACCAGTCCCGGCCCCGGCCGGTGGCTGATCTTCATCAAACCATAGACTGATGAATGGAGAGTAAGGCCATAAACGATTAACAGAGAGTTGGTCATGCTTGAATGTCATATGTAATTGAGTCTCCTTGAGATTTTGAGCGTCCCTTGTTCGCTACAAAAAAAAACACGCCTTAAAGATGAGCTAACCTTGTTCGCTCATCCTCAAGCCGTGTTTCTTCGTTCCGGGCGGTAGTGTTTGGTTGGTAAAATCGCCCTGCGGGGCAGTAGGGGTTGCCTTGCGTTTCCCTACTGCCCTTGCTGACGGGGTGCTGGGCCGTGTAACCCGTCAGCTTTCAACTTATCTTGGGGGCGATTCGCTCCGGATCAAATCGCCCCATTCTATGGGTTGTATGTTAAAGGCTACCCACTACCCTATCATATTAGCACATGTGTTTTAGTGTGGTCAAATCAACCGCCCTCTTTTTGATGTTCATGTAGCTTCATAACTTTCCATGTAATGCGATCTTGGTGCCGGGTCACAACGAACACGTACTGCCCCGGTTGCAACCCCATTACTCTACGCTTGAGTTGTTCACCGTTGTGTCTAACTGTCGTTCTCGGTTTCGCCGTTGGCTTCGCTCGTAGTGTTGCCATCTTCTTGTTCCTCGCTTGCTTCTTCTACTCTACGTTGACGCTCATCCTCAATCAACCGCAACTCAGTGTCCGGGTTTTGTATCCCGTGTCGTTGGACGGTAGTGGGTGTGCTTAGAAGATTGAGTCTCCACGCTTCTCTAGCGTCTTTCGCTTCTTCAATCAGTGGTGGCCCTAAATCAATTCTCATGTTTACATCAATGTCAATATTAGCGTACCGGCCGGGTTCACCACTCAACTCAGCAGTCAAGGCCAATACGGTTTTTAACAACCACTCCAACGAGTTACTTACCTTACTTTGAATTGGTTCTAGGCGTTTCAAGAAAACGGTTCGTGCTTCACGACGGCTTTGCGCTGAAGGTGCTCCTTCTCCGGCCAGAAGTATGTATAACAATCCCGCGCCCATGAACAGGCTGGTGACTGCGCTTTCCTCAGAATCAATGAACACGTCGCCCGGAGTGGGTTCTTTGTAAACAACACGAGGGGTAGCAAAGCGCGTGTGTCCTTGCTCTGACTCCATTTCTAGGCCAGCTATGAAGTTCGTCACGCCCGGCCCAGCCAGAAATGGTTCAGGGCGAAACTCCTCTTTACCTGTATCTGGATTGACTTCAATCTTACCTGGCATTTGACCGTTAAGTATCGTTCGCTCAAGCATTGATGCCCAATCAAGATTGAGACTGCCGCCCGACTTGGCTTTGTTGACCATCATTTGTGTTCGTTGCCCTGCACTGTCAATCAACATTGGTAGGCTCAACTCGTGCATAGCCAACTGCCCCCCTAAGTCGAAGTAGCTACTCGTTGTAGTGTCCTCTGTCACTATAGCTACCTCACTTAGCGGCTGATCTGCCTCGTCACGTGTAGTTGTCCCATCTTCGCTGGTTGCCTCATCACTCTCTGCTAACCGATGTAGTTCAACTTCCTCTGTTCGCTCACCTCTTTCATTTACGACTGTGTAGCTATACACGCCTACGGGCTTCATGCTGTTATCAATAAACACCGTTGCCTGTGCTGGTTGTGGCTTTGATAACCGTACCATGTGTATCGCTTGCCTCGGTTCCCTAATCACAACTTCCCCGTCCTTCTCGGCTGAATCTGACAGAACGGCCGGGTTAATGAATAAGCGGAAGACACCGCGCGACGTGTTGAGCGCGTCGGCTACAGCCAGTTTCACTACATCTTGTGGCGTTGTCTGCATCAGCTTCCCCGTCGTACTGCTAGGCTTTTCAGTGATGGCACTCAACTGTTTCCACCACGCATTTAACAGTTCGGTGGCCTCGGCAACCAACTCGCTGGCTTCTTCGCTTGTGTTTTGCGCCATATCGTCATTGTGCATAGCACTGTCAACCTCTGTAATTTGCCACTGTACTCGTTGACCCAACAACGCACTGATGTAGTGGTCTACGATCTCCCTAATCACATTGCGTGATGTAAATGCCCTTTCGAGATTTCGCAATGCACTCTCATAGGATTCATGCGATTCGGGTAACATCGCTCCTGACCAACCATTACCATCTTGCCAATGATCTCCGGCGTAGTAGAGAAGGTTTCTCTGTGCTGTTTCTGTTAATTCTTCAATCAGTTTCTTGAGTTCCTCAATAGTGATTTCCATGATTACCTCGATTACCTCATCCTAGTGGGGTTTGATATTGTGATTTACTTGTAACTCGCCGTCGCCCCTTACCTACTTGTCGTTTACGGGTGCTAGGCCAACGCATTCCCGCTAATCCCACAACATAGCTCATTGCTCTATCGTCTGTCATTCCTTCCGGTGCATGTAACGTCGCTGATTCAATGTTGCCAAGTTCGTCTAATGTTGGCCTATCTCGGATGATGGGGTCACCATGCTTAAATGCTGTAGCTCCCATATCAAAGGCCATAGTCTTTTTCTGTGGTGAATTGAGCCAACCGTCTTTATTGTCGAACGGGTTTCGGTAAACGATGAAGTTGTAGAGTGAACGTAGCTGATAGAGTGCTTGATGCACTGCATGTCCATGATTGTTTCGTTCCACACATATAACTGCACCATTGAAGAAATGTGCTATTTGTGCCAAGTAGCCAGCAAACACACCCGGCTCGAACAAACCATGAAGGGTAGCTACTTCGCCCCAATCGTTTATGTCGAACACGGTTACACTACAAGGGGTTGACCCTTCATTACCCTCGCTGGTATCGGCCGCAATGAGATATTTGTGTGTGCGTCGCCTCGCCTCGTAAAGCGTCAGGCCATTTATGGCTGGTAATTGTGCATCCACTACGGGCTTTGACTCACGGAAACAGGAGGTAAGCCAGTCAGGGTCAAATCGTTTGTTACTCCCCCTACCCGCTAATGCTTGCTCTGGCGTTTCGGGATACTCTTGCCATAAGTCATCTTTGGTGTAATCCCGCTTTTGTTTGTTGTACCATGCCTTCGTCCTACCCGGCCGGGCTGACCACGGAAGAAACACCGGCTTGTAGTCGTTGTCGTTTTTAATCGCGTCTCGCCATATTCTCTTGAACTCGCTCATTGGCTTGTCTTTGTTGGAAGTAGAAATAAGAATCAACTGACCACCCGCGTCAACCGTAGGCTTAACACCACGTAAGAGCGCGGCTAAGTCGGGCGTGAAATCGGCCTCGTCCACAATAGCTAGTGTGGCTGTCTCTGACCGGCCGGAGCCGGGTGTCGTTGGAAACGCTTCAGCTTTGCTCCCTATGCTAAGTTCAAACTCGTGGTCGTTATCTGTTACAACCGTGCTTTGTAAGAATGGGGGTAAGCGTTCGTGCATTTGTGAGATGCGTTCTAATAACTTGATAGCCTCTTTGTCGCGCTTCGAGAACAAGAGAATGATTGAACCCGGCCAGAAAAGAAGCATCCATAGCGCATAACCCACTGCCACCCACGTCAACCCCAACTGCCTAGCCTTTAGTACAATAACGAGGTCGTTAGCTGTAAAAACATCTAACACCTCGAATTGTGCATCCCACAACTTAAATGGCAACCAATCCAAAACCCCCGGCCGGGGGTCTTGGATTGAGCAGTACGTATCAATAAAGTAAGCAGACGAAAGAGCGCACTTAGCGTGTTCCACTTTCATCTGCTGTTCATTCATCATTGTTGTGGTCGTCATCTCCGGCCGGGAGTTGTCGGCGCCGCGCCCTCCACTCCTCAAGCTCATCGGCGGCAACTTCAAAATCATCATGAGTAACCACAACAGCATTTGGTGTTTTAGACGCTGTTGTGGTCGCGGCTCGGTCTAAAATTTCCCTCGCCGCTCGTAGTGCAACATGGTCGTTGGGGCTGTTCATCATCAATTCCACTAGACGATGCGCCGCTTCCTCCGCGCTGTATTGCAAAATTGTTACTGCCTCAGCTACACGACTGGTTGTCTGTTTGTTGCGCCATGTCCTAGCTAGCTCATATGCGTCATTCAACACCTGAACAAATGCAGGATCATCTTGTCGCCACTTCTGGTAAGTCGAGCGGGCGCACGTTGCTTCCATTGCCCAAAATTCCTTTGTATCAAATCCCTGCCCCACTATTCTCCGCGATACAATAAGCAATGCAGTGTCCTGCTTTTTCGGCGTGTCTAATTTGTTTATCTCGCTGGCGATTGCCTCAGCCAACGTTCGCTTTGGCGGTGGTGATGAGTCCAGCGTCGGGTCTAAGCCCCCCTCCTCTACCTTTGGTTCTACCAACTTTGGTTGCACGACTGGCTGTTTAACTACTTCCATGATGGTCTGCATATGTACCGTTTTTATTCCGCTTAGTGAAAAAACAAATCACTAACAACGTATAAGTCACTATACGAACTTCCTTAGATGACTAAGGGTTCGTACTTATCCATATCTTCTAGCTTATACCAAAAACTTCCGCATAGTAGCAGACCTAGTTCCCTACCCGTTAGTTGATTATCCCACCCCATTTGCCTCATGTCATAGGGCGTTAGCCCTAGTCGTCGCCTGACCTCCGCTTTTGATTTAGCTTTGGCTATCACTCTCGCGTATTGCTTTCCCATTCGGTAAGTATTTGTAGCGTAACCTGTCAAATTCATAGAACACCTGTCCTGTTCATTGTATCATAAGGCCATGTCAAAAATCTATCACCGCTCCAACCGCATGGATTGGGGGACACCCCAATGGGTAATCAACTGGCTCAGCCAAGACTATAACCTTCTCCTCGATGTGTGCGCGTGGCCGCATAATCGGAAAGCTCCCTATCATCTATCACCCAATGACGATGGGCTTTGCGTAAGCTGGCGTGGCTGGCTCGATGGTTGGGGTGCAGATTTAGCACAACACGCTTGTTGGATGAACCCGCCATATGGACGACAAATTGGCCGCTGGACGGCCAAAGCCCGCCGCGAAGCGGCGGCTGGTGTTCGCACTGTTGCCCTCCTACCCTCCCGGCCGGACACACGTTGGTGGCGTGACTCCATCCTACAACCAATAGAAACCCGCGATGATGACACACTTCGCTGGCGATTGCGTTATCCAGTACGCAATCTCATTGGCCGGGTTTGGTTCGAGGGCGCCGACAATGGAGCAACGTTCCCCTCGTGCGTGGTTGTGTTCGACAATCGCACCATTGGGGGCGAGACATGGTATTCAACAAAACAACTAAAAGCCATGTACAGCTAGCTGTACATGGCTTCCAACGACTAAAAAAGGGTAGCTCCCCACCCCACCCTATTCGTTCATATGAGCAAGCTCTTTGTTGCGTAACCACAACGCCGCACGGTAGATTACGTGTGCGTGGCAGTGCTGGTCACTGCGGTCACAGTGGCATAAGAACACTGTGTATTCGTCAATGTGCCGTAGATTTCCTAGCACTGCTTGATTCTCTCTTTTAATTTGTTCCCAAAGCCATCTACGGTAGCTTTGGGCTTCTTCATCTTTCGATTCCACATGAATCGCATTAGACTTATTGTTTACACTGTATGGGTTAGCCAATGGGGACTTGCTGAATGCCCAACCCTCTTTCCTCTTGACACCACGCCCCACATAGTTGAGGTGTGCGTGTGGGAAGTTGTGGCGGATTCGACGAATGTCGAATTTGTATTTAGCCACGTTCACTATACGTGCTTTAGACGCTAGTGACGTTACAGATACTTGATAAGTCTTTGTCTTTTTTCCATTCTGAACTGTTCTAACTACTGTGTTTGTCATTGTGAACCTCCATAGTTCTAAAAATGATTGAATGATGTTGGTGGCTTCCGCCTCCATTCACGACGAAGGGGGCCATGAGGGGGTTCCCTGCTGTCAAGGGGACTGTCTACGGCGAAATGAATTGCGGACGGTCACAGTCAAGAACATATCCTTGACAGTAGGGTACTCATGGTACACTGGCTTAACTGAGGAGGAGGAAGAAAGCCGCCCTTGTTTGTGCATTTTTCCAATCCCGATAGGGTTGGGAAAATGCACAAACAACTGCCTAGCGTCCCGATAGCGAGCGTGGCAGCCCATCTCGGCGCCTTGTCGTTCCATAGAACGACGGTGGGCGATAGCCCACTCCGAACGGTGTTTGCTAACCTAGTTGGTATTGCTCATCGAAACTGTCAGGTTTGACAGCTCCCACCGGTAAGCACGGTCAGGGCTGACCGTGCGAGCTGTGGCTTAGTTGCCCTGCCCCGCCGCCTAATCAGGGAAGGGAGCCGAGGCAAGGGGCAGGATTGGACGCGCTTAGGCTCCAAAGCCGTTGCAGTAGCGAACTATTACATCTACAGTGGCATGAAGCCAACGGCTTTAGGGCGCGGCCAGAATTAAAACGGACGACGGTACTGGCCCGGCCGTGAGTCGATTTTGCCTAATGGGGGATTAGGATCAGGCTCATCAATGCGTGAAACAAAAACAGCATTATGCTCGGCATCAGCGGAGACCAGCAAACCGAACAGGTTGGGCGTTAGTGCATAACTATTGAAACGCAACTCGACGCAATCAAAGCGTCTAGCAAGCCTTAGAATCTGCGTGACAATTTCATGCGGGTAATGTTTTGATCCGCCACCAATACGAAAACGTAAAGCATACATTTCTTTGTTTTGATTATATGACAGGGAGGCTATGTCATAAGGGCTTGCACTACGATCAAGAGAGGGCATAGTTTTCACTATAGCAGACTTCCCCCTTGTTACCAATTAAGAAAAAAAGAGGCTAAATAGCCTCTTTTTATTGATTACGATGTGAGTTCACGCCGAATGTAGCAGAACGCAGGGGCTGTAATACAAACAAATTGGCGCAATACTTTGTAGAAGTAAATAAATCTTTGAGTCGGATAATCCTCAAATAAGAGATGATGATGGTACTGCTCAAAGTCTGCGATTGCTTCGCTTAGTTCCTCATAGGTAAAAGGTGCTTGTTTGTGGACATACTTGTCAGGGACTCCTATCGAAATCATGTCTTGTGAAATTAGATGTTGAGCGAGTTTTATTGGAAATTTCAGATGTAAGGCTAGCTGAAAAATAAGGAGTTCTAAATCACTATTGTCAATCTTATTAGTTGGTGGGTGTTGCGCTAATGTGTCTTTATATGCGTAATGGATGTTTATACATAGTTCACCATATGAACTCCAAAATTTCGCTGAGCGTTTGATTTGTGCGTCACGTTGCCGATAGCCTCTTTGCTGTGCTGTTGCACATTCGGCTATTTGGGCTATTAGATGATTGGCTGTTATTTCTCCGATTTGGTATCTAGCATAAAACTCAAAGATGTTTTTAAGAGTGATTCGATTGGTTTCGCTTACGTCTGTGGGTTGCATAATGTTTTCCTTATAAGTTACCCGGCCGGGCGGTCAGTTATGATCCTCCGGCCGGGTCGTTAGCTATTCGCTTGTGTATTCGAGCCGCCCATGTATGACTTTTGAAAGAATGGGCGGGGTACTGGTCGGGTTGGCAATCGTATGGCTATGCACTTCATCTACATCTTCCCAGATAGCCGGAATAGGGCTACCTTGTTGAAGCAAATATTTGGGCTTTACTGCTTCGGCATGTAACAAAGTGGCATACTGGTTACTAAAGTCTTTGAACGGTCTTTGCAAAGTAAGGATGACAAGAGCCGGGTTCTTTCTTAGTGTGTAAAGATAGTAAACGTTGGGGATAGAGTGCATTAGGAGCAAGTCATCTAGTGTCAAATCAATGTGAGTAATCATTTTGTTTTATCCTTCTTCGAGATAATGTTTAATAGCTCAGTCATGTTTTGAATAGGAGTAGTACGATCCTCTATGATAATAAGGTTTACCAAAAGACCTTTTCTCCAAGAATCATGCACGTCGCTATTCTCGGTTATTATGTGCCTTGAATCAGCATCACTTTTATGGAAGCTACACGTATGGCCGACATAGTAACTCAGCGGCTGACCTCGTGTCACGATGCCTACAGTATTGTCACGTTTAAGGCAGTAGAACCATTGATGCTTGAACAATTGATGGGGTTGTCTTTTCACTAAAGTGACTTCCTCAAGAATATTAACTTCGACTTTTATAGTGGGGGACATTATTTTTCCTTTGTTGGTTTGTTAGGAGGCGGTCATTTCTGACCGTACTGAAGGGAAGTAAGCGGCTCTTTAATGATTGGCTTAAAAAGCGTCAGCTTTCTCGCTCTACGGGTAGATAATCTGGAAGGTAAACAGGTTCAAGAGGGCTATCCAAAAGGCTTTGTAGATGAACATACGTAACTAGAGGTCGGTATTCAATCAAGTAATCTATAAACGTACTGAAGAATTCTTCGTGTGCGGCGTGGTAATCTTCATCATCATTGAAGTTGGTAGAGTAGTAAAAGGCAGTTACGTAAAGACCTGTTGTGATGTAGGCGATCTGTTCAGGTGTTAAAGTGCTAACGGCTTTAGGGTTGCTTTGGAATTGAGCGTTATCAAGATCGTCTGTTAGTGCCATGATGTTGTTGGGTGCGAGTCCTAAAGCCGTGCCTGTTTTGATGACTAGCCTGTTTATGTAAATCATGTCGTGAGTCTGATCACGCAAACAACAACCAGCTTTGCGTACTGCTTCAAATAGGTTAATGAGTAAATCGTGTTTTGTGTTGTCGTTGGACATGGGATTCTCCTTCTATTCTACTCTTACTGAGTGAATGGGAATTCGTTTCAAACTGGCTTGTATTTCCTTTAGGGGATTGAGTAAATCGTCAAGTTGGCCCGGTGCTTGAACAGCAAGCGCCTCAATGACGCCAAAGATGAAACCTTCTTTAGCCTCATCTTCGCTCGTGCGGCCGGGGCCAGTTGACTGGAAGAAGGAAGTGTATAAGGTTTGTTCGAGGTTGGAAATAATGCGAATGTGGTGTTCGCCTTTGAACTCTGCAAACCCCCCTGCCCTTGAGATTGTGCTTGTGAAAGGTTCAGGTATCCCTACCTGCCACGCAAAATTAGCTATCATGGCTTGTATAAAATTGGCCTTGTCAGGATACCTTTCAAGTAGGTTGTCACGTGTTTGTGTGATAGCCCGTATCATGGTGTTTGGATTGGAAAGTTCATTTTGGGGTGTCATTTTAATTTGTCCTTATTAAATGAATGACTGAAACAAGATTCTACCCCGCCGTGCGGCACGGTGCAACCGCATCGCACGGCGGTCTTATCTAATTGTCTACAGTGACGATGCCATTTAACACGTCATACAGCGTACCGATCTGCGCTTTTGGCATAGAGATGATGTACATATCCAGAATGTCCGTCATGAGCCAGCTAATTGGAAACTCTTTTGCTTTTTCATTAGCATAGTTGGCAGACGGTACGTATTCAAGATGGACTTGAGCATATTGCCCTATGTAATCCTTTAGCGGTTTACCGATAGTGGCTACAATAACTCTTTGGTTGGGCGCATATGAATAATGGTAAGTGGTTTCTGTTTGTCCTACTAAGACAAAGTTCTTTAATGCAACATCTTCAATTTTTATTAACATGGTGATTGTTATCCTTTTATTAGATTTTTGATTAGTGGATGAATTTAGATTGCAAGTGTCCTCCATGTAGTTGTCACTACTGACCGTCTGAGCTGACATAACAAAAACGATCAGTAATGACAGTGCTGACAGTCCCGAAATAAGGTTGTTCGCTCTTAGAAAGAAAAAGCTAACTGTTTGTCACTAACAGGCTTTTTATTTCTGCGTCTTTTCGTCCTTAACAGGTTTGTTGCCTTGCCAAATATCAAGGGTTCAAAGGGTTGTACGGCGGGTGGTGGGTCAAAGAGCGGTAAATCGGCGACCGAAGAAGGCTCCCGGCGATTGACGTTTTCACTATCGTCCTCAAGCTCCATATGAAAACCTATATGCTCACTAGACTTTGTGGTTTGGTTGTTGAGTTCTCGCTTAAAAATACCAGCAATATCAACAACATCTTTAGACCCTGTCTGGATGCGCTTTAGAAGCTCTCTCTGCACAGAGTCCCCGGCCAGATCCGCGATGTCGGTAGTGGCTATAGCATCTCCCGATACACGCTTTGCGGCGGCGGCTTTCTTAGCTATTAAGCCAAGAGCCATTGCTTGCATACTTTGCTCATAGTAAAAGAAATACACTTTTACAGCCTTCTTTTGACCGATGCGATATCCACGTCGTGAGGCTTGCATGACTGTGTAAACGCTGTACTCCGTTCCCATCCACATGATTGTTGGGTAGTGGTAGATATCTAAACCAGTCTCGACACTACGAGGATGGGCAATGATGACATTGATACCTTTCTTTGACTGTTGGTTAATCCACGCCTCTCTTTCACTTGCGGGGCATTTCAGTACAGCCGGTCGCAATCCGGCGTCAGTTAGAATCTTGTGCCAATGCCCGGTTATGTCGCGTGTGTTGGTTTGCTGACATAGCAGAAGGACGTTGCGATTGCGTCCAATTTCTTGCTTGGCTAACCCAATGATCTCAGCCTCTTTGGGCCATAATCTGTTTACCTTTAGACCGGGTATTTTGACTAGCAACTTGGGTTCCAAATCATGCTTTGTGTGTGGATCAATTACAGTCTCATCACGCCATGGGGCATCTGGCATTGAGATCATGCCCCATAGGTACGCACCAAGCAGGCTTTTATCGCCTCGTTGCAACCGTGAACGCATTATCCTGCCTAACTTGTCCTCAAACGCCTTTAGCTGAATTTGCTGTAGGGGATGTAGCTGTACAGGTCGTGGTATTTCTTCATAATCAGGCAGTGCAAAACCAAGATTGTTAAGATTTAAGAAGGCACACCTATCTAACAAGTATGGGATCATGTGAGGACTCATGCCGGGAGCTTCTCGGACATTACGTCTACTTTTGAGTTCACCAGATTGCTTCCCATATTTGTCATGATGTGTTGTAATCACTTCCTGCAACAGCCCATATTTGTCAACCCACTTCTTCACGTCAATACGTGCGCTACCACTAACATTGGTCTTAGTAAACGCCTTGCGAATCTCTGGTGACATGCGATACAGCATGTGGAAGATACTGCTGGCCTTCCCACCATAGATGGTTCCGGTTAGTCCTAGTACCTTTCGTGATGAATAGACGAGGCGGGCAAACGCCCTGCCCTGATCGCTATCTGCACCTTTTAACTTCTGGACTTCATCAGCAATCAGCAGGTCTATTTCGTTTGGGAACTGTTTGTGAATGTAAGTGGCTAGAGGAAACTTAGCCCGGCCGAGTGGCGATGATGGGCGATTGTGTTTTGCATGGAGCGTCATAGTTCGGTAAGAACCAAACGCCCGCTCTTTTTCTGCGCGGCATTGTTGCCATGCGGCAACATAACGACCTCGTTCATGGCTACCCTTGTGTTGAACAGGTTTCAGGCGTAACGCATACTTATGATTAGGTCGGTGTATTCCTCGCGTTAGGGTTCGTCCATCCTTGTCACGGATGAATTGGCCGGACGGGTACTGCAAATAGCCAGCCGTTTTAGGCTTACGTTTTTTCTCATTAAACGCATGTACCCACCCGCTCCCTGCTCGTGCAGAAGTGAACTTCATTATCCCAAAGGTGATACCATCATCTGCTAACCAACTGTTTACATCAGTCATGGTCTTCAAATGGTAGATGGTGGCTTCTGGCACAACCATCTTCGCCTGTCTTGCCCACTTGTTTACAAGATGGGGTTCGCAGAATATCAACGTTCGTTTCGCTTCGATGGCTCTGCTGACAGCGATAGCTGTGCGAGTTTTCCCTACGCCCATTTCACCTATCATCAGTGCATCTCTATGCGTCTCCAGACGGGTTGCCAATGCACACGCTACGTGCTTTTGGGCTACAAACAGATTCCCACGCTTTCCAATGCGCTTGCCATGTTCGCCCATGTCGAACGTGTATCTCGGCTTGTACTTTTCCTGAATTAGTTGAACTAGATTATTCATCCACTTATCGAGGAAATTCGAGAGGTCTTCCCCTTCGATGACTTTGTACTCACCTGTGCTTGTTAAAGTTACTATCTTCGTTCTAACGCGCTGTGTCCTTGTCTGGATGCGTTTCTCGTTTTCATATTGATCTTTCTCTACGGCGATTTCGTCATGCCATTGTTTGGCTGTTAGCCCTTTGATGAGTAGCTCGTCTGAACCATCCTCAAGCAATTGATTGTTTAACCCACCTCCTGCAATCAACTCTGCTGTGTGTCCGATTTTCAGCGGCATGAGTATCGGTGTGGTCTCTGTGCAATCTGGCTTCAGGTGCAGGTCTAGCGAACCATTAGCCTCAATCCCTAATTGTTCCAATTCGATGTAGGCATCATCGGGGCCTACAAAATTAGGCATGAATGTAATTTTGTTTTTCATCAATAAGGGGGGCAACTCCCAATAAGCATTGTGCTTAACAGGCGATACGTCTAGTGGTAGTCGTTCCATTACCCGATCTGGATCAACCAGTCTAGCCATTGTCTGAGATATTTTGTTAATCCCCAATGGCTTTTTACGCTTGTGTCCAATAAAAACGAGTTGGCGAAAACGTTCATATTCACCATAAGGGAATCGGAACAACTCAAAATCTTCATACCATGCTTCTAAATAGGTGGCGAGTCGGGGCGATTGCAAAGCCGTGATTGGCACTACTAGCACTAATACGCCACGTGGTTGAAGCCACTTGGTAGACAGCTTTACGAATGTATGTTCCAGCCGTCCGTCTTCATGGTCGGTATCATAGGGAGGGTTTGCATAAACAAGATTGAACCCGCTTGGGCTGGCTGTTACAAAACGAGCATTGTCGTGTGTGACTTTCAGCGGATTGATGTCTCGTGATACATTGTGCTGGTTTAGATAATTGTTTAACTCATCTAACTTGGTGCGTGTTTTGCTGGCGCGTAGCGCATCCAGTTCATTGGCATAGCATTCAATCTGGAGTGCTTTACCAATACCATAGATTTGATCTCCGTTGCCAGAACATGGGTCAAAGGCGCGTCCCCCATGTGGTGCTTTCAGGCGAATAGTTATGAGCGGTAGAATGTGGTCAGGCAGGGGGTAAAAACCTGCCTTTGCAGTGCTTTCTAAACGTGCCATTTTATACCTCCATAGGTGTGCTGTTTTAGGCTTTATGATGATTGGAATAGTTGTTGGATTTGTACGTAGTCAGGTGATTGGCTCAACCCAAGCATATCGGCAATGAGCAAGAATGTGTGTATATCAGCTTTCGTAGCTAGGTCATACTGAATCGCTTGCGCTAGCTCATTGATGGCAATTGATAATTCTTTTGTCATGTGATTAACCTTTTATTGCTATATCGTTATTGGCTAATCCTTCAGTGATTAAAGTTAGCCAATTGTCGGAATTGAGTTGGATACTAGCCATTGTGGTGTTGAAGCACTCCCGATCACTAATGTCAATTAACCCCGCATTCTTACCTGTTTGCCAGAGATATTCTGCCCATGTAGGGCGCATAGGTATGGCAACAGCGCGGTTTAGTAATTCATAAAAATTAAGGGGGGCTGTACCGCCTCGCACAACATCGAACAGATACATCCAGTCATTGAAAGGGCTTATAGCTTGTAAGCTGGCTTGCTTGTGAAGCATGACCCAGTTGTAATATCCACACGGAAGACGTGAGGACTTAATGACAATATGTTCGTCGCGTTTAATATAAACGTGTGAATGGTTAATGTTCTTTCCATGGGCGGTTCTTCTTTTTAACTGAGCAAGACTGGCACGTAGACTGTCAAATGTGCCAAACATGTTTAGGTACACCAACACACTGTCTTCGGCTTCGATGGCTAGTTTCTTTATGTAGACAGGTATTTGTTCAGTGATGTATGTTTTCACGAAGGGTGTAATCATGATCTATCCTCTTAAAAGCAAAACGGACTAGCTGAGCTAGTCCGTTTTGCAACTATAGATTTCGTATTGAGTTGGTTAGTGTGGCTCGGCACCATTAGTGACAGGTTGGGCAGGTTTGGCGAACCAAATATCTAGATCAATTTTCTGCTCCATAGACAAACCACCGAACCATCGTTCTAGGGCGGCTTTGTCGGCTGGCGTTGCATTCAGCACGTCTCGCATAGCATCAAATATCTGTCTAACGCGAGAATCCTGACTGACCGTCTCACCATCGTCATAGATATAAGGGTGATCTTCGGGGGGTGTATCTGTCCCGGCCGGGTCGTCATCGAACAAAACCGACTGAGGTTGTGGGCTTTCGTTCGGAGCTTCTTCTTCATCCAGTTTCTGCAACATCACGTTCGCAACAGCTAATGCTTGCAGATATTCCAAGACAGCATAAGCCATAGCTTTCGCTTGCTCTTGAGTGAACATTACCTTGATAACATGAAGTGCCTGACCCTTTGGCTTCACGGCGCCAGTCTTCGTTGGCGTTCCCTCACCCCGTCTGAACTCGAAATAATAGTTGAGCCGTCCGTCCTGCTGGTTGCGACTCGAATTAACCAACATAACACGGCTTTCAAACTTACCGCCGTCTACGGCATTACCCTTGTAATCAGCAAACTTTAGATCATCTCCGTTTATGATGTCGTGCAAGAGAACTCGCGCTTTAGGGGAATCAACAAAATGCGAAAGCGTTAAAGATGCTCCTTGCCCCGATTTGAACTTTCCAGCAAAGAAGTGGAGTTTACCAATACCACTAGCGTCCTCAACATGGGCCCAAGCACTCTTGGTCATGTGTTCAAAAATGCGAATATATTTTGGTTTACTCATGATTATCTGTTCCTCCATGGACCTAACGTGTCTGCTCGTAGACTTCGATAGTTTCCATGACCAATTACTAAATGATCTAACAAAGTGATTTGTAACAACTGACCCGCCTCGTGTACTTGATTTGTAACAGCTATATCGTGAGAGCTTGGGCTAGGGTCGCCGCTGGGGTGATTGTGAGCCATCACAATTGACACGGCATTACTATGCACGGCTAGTCTCATTATCTCTGCAATACGGATGACACTGGTGTTTACATTTCCAATATAGAGACGGTGTTCCTTTATGATCTGGTTGCGCTGGTTCAAGCACAAGATGATTAAATGTTCTTGTTCTAGGCTGACCATTTCAGGCATAAGATAATCGGCAAACTCGCTGGGACACGAGAACTTTTGCGCTCGGTTTTGCGTCGCATACTTAACGAGTCTTCGGCCTAGTTCAAGACTAGCTTTTATCCGCTTGGCGGTTGCGACGCCAATGCCCTCAATTGATACCAGTTGTGTAATTGAGGCATTATACATTTCCCGCAACGTAGGAAATGCTTTGGTTAATTCATCCGCAATTTGCGGAGATCCGTTTAAGATAGTGGTTATTAAATCGAGCGTTTGGGCATACGGCAATTGCTCATCATACGTGATTGTGGCTTCGTTTAATTGCATTGATACTTCTGCCAAATCTGGGAAATTAAGCTGTAGCTGAGACATGTTGATCCTCCACGAAACGATTGAAATAGATGGCTAGGTTGTAGGCGATAATGTGCTTGCAAATCTTCACGTACCCGTGCTGAAGGTGAACCATCGGAGCTTTGCCAAACTTGTGGTAATCATCACATTGGCAAGATGGTTTCCTTGCGTCTCCCTGCAAGCTATAGAGCTTGTCCGGGTCTTTTTGGGACTGCACTTGAGCCACTTCATTGAAGAAACGCGCCATACGTGGCCGGGGTTGGTATACACCATTGCTCAAGTAAATCTGTGCCGCCTTCAAAGCTCTGGACTTTGTCTCTGGATAGCGCTCAATGAACTGCTCGATCTGTGTGCCTAGTGCGCTGTTTTGCTGAATGATGGCAGTTAGCCATGCCCGATCCTTCTCGGCCGGGCCGGGGCCGAAATGGGCAGTAATCCGTTCGCTTTTATCTAGCACACGCCATCCGCGATCTGACCCACTACCCTTGTAAAATAGCGTTGAGGTTCCTATAATTGTCATGACTAAATCCTCCATAGGTTTGGTTGAATGATGTTCTGCAAACAGCCTCCTCGCACGGGGCTGTTTGTGTGTTTTGGCAATAATCACATACGTCGTCCAACAGACTTTGATCTTTGGCATAGGTGATGAATAGCGGCCCCCATTCGGCCGCACAGCGACGACACAGCGTAAACGGCCCGACCCCTAGCTCAGACGATAGAATACGAATGAAAGGCGTTCCATCCGGCCGGACACCATACACATTATCAAATACAGCGAACATAAAGACCTCCATAGATTTTTTGATTGATTTGTGATTGCTCCCCCCCCACCCCACTAGAGTTAGACTGGAATTTCATCAGCGTCAGTTGATGCACCCATCGCACTCCCTGCATAGCGGAATGTGCTTGCATTCAGCTTTAACGAGGCACGTGCTTTACCTGTGTTGTTATCAACCCATGCGTTTACTGACACTTCCCCTACACAAAAGACAGACTTACCCGTTGTTAGATTCTTGGCGAGACTTTCAGCCAAGCCATTCCACACAGTCACCTCGAACCATGTGGGGTTATCATTGCTAGTTTTGTTTACCGCAACACTGAAGTTAAGAACAGCTTTACCTGATGGGGTGTAGCGAAGCTCGTTAATGCGGCCGACGTTTCCAAAGATAGTTGTTAATTGGTATGACATGATTTTGTTCTCCTTTGAACTGATTAAATTGATTGAAATTGACTAAAAGATCGAAAATACACGATCTTGAA